GTAACGATTGGTCTTACCACTTGATGGTTTCTTTGGGCCAGTTGCAACTTTATCATCTATCTCTTTAGGATCTACAATTACACCTTTTTTCTTTGCGTGTGCATATGCGTGTTGCATTGCAGATGAGAAATCCTTGTGATACAGTTCGTAACCAGTATGAGATTTCCCCATCCTCTTCTTTTTTTCTATATCTTTTTTTCCTTTAACAAGATATGATGCAATACCTTTCGTTTTTGGGTCTTTAGAATGTTTAGCAAGATAATCTTCAATACCTTCATCAATCTCTATTTTTTTTTTACTCTCTTCTAAAGTTTCGCTTGACCATCTTTCTACACTTCTACGAACTTCTTCAGATTTTGCCTTATCGTGAAGTTTTCTCAATTTTTCGTAAGTTAGACGCCGGATAGCTTCTTTAAATCCTTTTCGTCTTCCATCAACCGAAACAGGTTCACGAGATTCTTCAATTTGCTCTTCACCTTCTGGTTCAAATGAACTTCTTATTCCTGGTTTCTTTGCAGATTTTTTCATTGCTTTTGCGAGTTGTTTATCTGGTTTGTAACCTGGTCTACTAGACTTCTTTAGATATTTCTTTATAGCCTTTTTTCCTGCAGGAGATCTTCGGTACAGTGCTGCTTTTTTCTTATCGGCTGTAGACATTTTCAGTTCATCTACTGCGACCATATTTACCAGAAATTCCTCAAAGTCTTCTAAGTTCTCTTCCACAGGACCTTCACCTTCTTTCCATCCTTTTTCCAAGGCATTGAAAAATTCTTTCTTCTTGTCATCATCCATTTCACCAGGACTTTTAACCCCAAATTTGGCTAACATTTTGTCATAAAATTCTTTGTATTTCTTTTGGAGTTCAGATTCTTCATCAGTCAATTTTCCGTCATCAATCTCAACTTTTTCATCAACCACTTTTTCTTCTCCAATGATTTTTGGAAGTTTTCTTATTTCACCAGAATTTTTAAGAGCTTTTTTCGCTCTTCCCTCTTGACCCTTCATTACTAAAAGTTTACCATCCTCAAAAAATGGTTCATACCCCAACGGTCCATCTATACCCTCATCATTAAGAATTTCAAGAACATGGGATTCATATCCTTCTGCCATTGGTGAGCCGGTTAATGATGCTCTAATTGCTTCTCTAAAATTCATTTTTCCCTCTTGTTTCATTGTTGGTTTGGTATTAATTTTTTCTTTTTTGCCGGAAAGTTTAACCTCTTGGTCTTTCTTGGCCTGATCTTCATCTTTTAGTTCTTTCTTGATGATAGCAGCTACCTGTGCAACTAAAGCGGGATCTGGACCAGTGATTTTATTATCTGGTTCCTCTCCACCTTCACCTTCTTTTGGTTTTTCTTCGGGTTCTTGCTCATCTTCTTCTGGCTCAGTAGCAGTATCTTTTCCTGCTGGAGTTGGATCACCTACCGGGTCTTCATCCTCGTCATCTTCCTCTTCACCATCTTTTTTTTCTTTTTCTGCTTTGAGTTTCGCCTTGACTTTCTGATCCGCTTCTTTAGCGATCCGGCCGTCACGTTTGACAAGACCAGCGATTACGTTTATTAGACTATCAGATGCCATACATCTCTCCCGAAAATTGTGTAAATGTTTTTTTAGGTTGCGCGTCTTCCGCTACTTCTACTTGAAGTTCATTTAAAAACGAATATTCAAAATCTATTCCTATTCGTTTTCCAACATTCTCCAATAGTTTGATTGCTTTGTTAGAAAATTCTATATAACTCTGTACGTCTTCTTTTTCTACTAATGATTTCGGCGTTGTAGCGATTGTAAGACATTTATCAACTAATATTAGTGATTCTTTCAAATAAGCTATTTCGGCCTTGGTAAACATACTCTCATGCATTGAATTGATGATTTCGTCATACATTTCATATGCTTCAACGCATGTAGACAGACTCAGGGTTTCATACCCCTTCCACGAAAATTCTTTTGTTTCTACTTGTTCTTTTTTCTCTACCATAATTGGATCTTGCATGCCTCTTCGGCGCTTCATTCCTTCACGAACTACATCTAATCTTAATCCTGCACGAACATCATTAAACATATTTTTTGCATCTTTATTCTTCATTACTATTGGTACTCCCAATTTAAAAGTATCAAAATCACCCTGAACCGCCGCTTCTCTCATCTTAGAAGCAGACATTCCAGAAACGCCTTCGGCATCTGGATCTCGTTCACCAGCACTAATTATCTCTATTTTATCAAATTCATAAAAACCGTGTCTTGATTTTACTCCATTATAAGTATTTAGTAATGAAGAAAAGTCTGCAACTCTATCACTACCCACAACCATCATTAATTTATCATACTTTTCATGTAGTTCAACAGCTACTTCAATAGCAGTCTTGGAATTTGACCTTGTTTGAAAGGATTTCTTCTCTTTCGGAAACGCCTTCTTCATGTACTTGAAAATTTGTGTTTTGGTAAGTGGATTTTTCTTCGCATCCTGTGTACTACTTGTATATACAAGAGCATCACCACCGACTCTTTGTGCTGTTGCAGTTAACGCATTGAGTAACTTTCCGTGTCCGATAGTAGGAGGATTAAACCTTCCAAATACAAATACTGCTGTTTTCATTAAACTTTACTCCTGTTCTTGGCAGCTTTAACAAGGGCAATTAGTTCTCTATCCATTGGTGCATTTATTGCTTTCTTATACAAACGTGCAAATGCTGGCTCTCCCATTCGTTTATCTTTCATCCTAAATCGTAATTCTTTTTTTCCAGTAACAGGATGTTGCGGAGAACGTACTGCACGCTTATGGTAATAACTTGTTGGGTCCATAAGATAATCATTAAATTTAACCACATCAGTAAACCACCCACCACCAGTATATTCTGGATGTTTTTCATAATAAGATACATGGACATCTTTATCAAAGCCAGATGCTGATTCTTTTAGATAGTTTTTTAGAGTTTTCATGCTAGCACACCGTCATGGTCTTTTGTTGTAAGTTTCAATTTCTTTTGAAGTTTCTTAGTTTTAGTTCCCCAAGAATCATCATCATATACAGCAGGTGGTGATAAAGTTGGAGTTTTCCCTTTTTTGTGCATCTTCATCCAGAGATCATTGTATTTCTCTTGTTCTTTTTTAGACCAACCACCTTTACCAGCGGCCTTCATACCAAGTTTTTCTAATTCTTTTTGATCTGGGTCTTCTTTTTCTTTTTTGCTAAACCAACCTTCGTGGTATTGTGTAAATGTCTTCATTTGATTATCTTCCCCAATTGTTTATAAAACGTTGATACTGCCTTGAAATCTTCTTTTTTCATTGCGTTAATCAATTGGTCCATTACTCTTTTTGTGATATCTACAAGATTCGAAATCTCCTGGTATCCTTCTCCGACATCTTCGTTTTTCTTCTTTTTCCTCTTTGACTTTCGATATGCCATAATAGCGCGATTCATTTTATTATCTTCTTCATCATCAAATCTTTTGACACCCTTACCTCGTCCTCCATATGAACCACTTCCTTTTGTCGCAGGAGAGGGTGGCTGTTTATCAACTTTTCCGCCTTCTTTCTTCCATTTTGCAACAGCCATGGCCCGTTTTAATGCGTCCACTCTCGATTCACCTTCATTAACATCATTATATAATTTCATTCTATTTGCACGACTCATTCCAGCTTTTTTAGCTGCACGTTGCATTCCCGAATCTTTTTCTTTTCCTGGTTTGGGATCATAACATTGGGATTTGTGTAACTTTTTCATAGTGGGAGAACGCAATCTATCTATTGATATATCACATATATTTCCACCTTCTCCAATAAGTGCTTCGTCCTGAAGTTCCTCGTATGATTTTTTCATTAGTACCTTATTTGGTCTAAACTTTGAATTACTCTAATTTTACTACCTTTTCCTTGACCTTTAAAATCTCCCGTTAAGTCATAAGTAGGTGGCCACTTATCCCACCCCTTTTCACCTTTTCCTATTTGTTTCTTTTGAAATGATACATCTCCAAATTTCTTGATATAATCGATGGCATCTTTTTTATCATAAGTCACTAATCTTGCTGTTCCTGTCCAACCCATAACCGTTTGACCATCCGTGTTTACTCTATCATGTCCAACATGGAAAGAATTTTTAGGATATAAGAACTCACCACTTGAATCTTTAGTGATAGTCATGTATAGAGCAGTGCCCTCTTCTTTTCCCTTTGGTTGACCACTAGCGGCTTTGCCTTGTTCCGAATCATCCATCCATAAAAATTTTGAAAAAACTATATTTAGTTTTCCATCTTTACCATTATTACTTAAATCCTTAGAAGAATATTTGGTAATATCTTTTGATTCTTTTATATGTTGTTTAAATGTTTTCATTTGTCCCAATTCTTTGCTGCGTTAAAGTTTTGCATTGAAAATTCCATTCGGTCTACCAATTTAACAGCTCCTCCCTTGAGAGAATCTATAGCTACAAATCCTTCCGGTGCCGTAACCCGATATCCTGTAGATGTCTTTATAAATGTCTTTGTTAATCCTTGAATACTTTCCAACTTACGTACAATCAATAATTTAGCATCAATAAGTAAATTTTGCATAGCAAATATTTTAACAAACTCTGATGAATTCTTTCTCAGGAACCCCACATATTTGTCCATTACTTCTTTTTTGGCCTTCTTACTTTTCTCTTGTTTTACCTTATCAATATCTGCCTTCAATTTGTCATATACATACGCAATCATTCCAGCCGTATGTTTCCTAACATTTTTAACCTTTTCACCTGACCTAACCTTCGTGTTATAATAGGTTTTCACCAGTGTCGATGTTTGCGGGTCATTTGCAATCATTCCCAGGATATTTGAATCTAATCTCTGGAATAAACTTCCTGCTTTTTTCAATATTGCAGTAACTTCTCCTGTTTCCCTCTTTGTCATTGTAGCAGTTCCCGACTGATCTTTGAACGATGCATCCGCCTGCCATACCGTATTTACCTCTCTAAATGAACCTGGATTTACACCAAAAGAGGCGGTCATGTCTTCCATCGTATCGCCACTATAAGTAGTATGCCATACGATCCCCATATTTGAAGACATCATTTTGGCCGCCAATTTGGATTTCACTGGTACTGCATAAACAATTGTATTCGGTTGAAAGGTAATATATTCTTCGTTATCTATTGTTTCTCTTTTTAAATCATCTGAAGTATACATCATATCACCCTGAAGAACACCCTTAATATTTACTCTGGATAATTCTGCAAGTGCGACTTTGAGTTTGTCTGCCAGTCCTCCGGCATGGTTGTCATCTATATCTGCTTCTGTGTAGTTTATCTTGGCGTTCTTGGCAAATACTCCTTTGGTCCCGACAAAAAATCGGTCATTCTCTGGATTATAGCCAGCGAACACGGCCGGTGCTCCGTCCCATTTTACGGTTACATCGACAGAAGCATTGGCGTGTCCAGCCAGCATATCTCTCAATCCTTGAAGGAAATTTATTGCTCCTCTTGTGCCCTCTACTCCACCATTTAACACCTCATCTTCCAGGTGCTCCATATGGAGGTTTTTTTGTTCTGTTAAAAATTCGGAGAATGCAAACATTAAGTACTCTCTGGAAATATTTCTGTATAATCATCGATATACATTTTAGAATCAGATGAAGTATCGGGATTTCCCATCATTTGTCCAGCACTTTTCCATCTAAAAAAAATCGAAATGTCCATAATTTTTTTAGATTCTGTTGCTGTTTCTGCTTTCAAAAGAAAAGTATATCCAGCTCCAGTTGTCTTCCCTTCATATGAAAAAGTAATACCTTCTACACTATTATCGAATTCTGCTTTTGATGGTATACGTTGAACAACTGTTCCACCTTTTGCAGCATATATTATAGCCTTTTCACCAACACTAATTTGTCTTTCAAAAACCGTTTTCAAATTCTTCTTTACTGTTTCATCTTGCTTCTTAAAATATTCACCAAATATATCAGTAAATAATGCATTTCTTCTCAATTTCCACTTTTTTCTAATACCCGCGGGCCCTTGGTCATATATTTTTCTACAAATATATCTAAATTGTTTTGTTCTTGACTTATTTTTGTCATCCTTATTGTAAACTGATTTCTTTTTAGGGACATATAATAAATCATGAAATACTTGAACAATATCATCATCCACTTTTTTTCCTTGATACTCTTCCCAATCCGGCCCCATTTTATTTTTAATTTTAATGAATTCTGCTATAGCTTTCTTTTTTATTTGAATAGATTCTTGTCCTTTTCCTATCTTCCAATTTTGTAAAGATTCACCTATTAAAGCTAGCCAATCATATGCCAAGTAATCCCATTTTTCGGGTACTTTTTGATGTAATTCATCAAGTAAATTTCCTTCTGATGACCCTAATGCTGTTCTTGCAAATGAATTAACTGTTAAGTTTTTAAATTGTCCTTTACCATATTTTAAAGATATTCCCTGTTCATTATATGCAATATCTGCTGCACCATAATCAGATAAATCATTAGTTGGCCCTGTCCAAAAAACCGTACCAGTTGGTGGCCCAATCCTTTTTACGATCGCAGCTGCAACTTTTATTGCATCATTTTTTCTGTCGGTCATTTTACCTTCATCGAAAAATTCTTTTGTCGCTTGTTTAGAAGTTAAATAACCATCCTCATCTACTGTATCATCCATGAACCTAAACTGTGGTAAGTTTTCTATTTTTGCTTCTTTCGTGCTCCCGCTTCCTTCTCTTGCGCTTATAGTTCCATTACTAAAATATTGTCTTATATCTGCCCCCTTTTCAATCTTTTTTGCGGCTTCTGAATTATAACAAGCTATTCCACATATCACTTCATGAAAAAAAGTAGTAGCATCTGACTTAGCTTCGGTTAAATTTGTCCAACCTATAAAACTCTTCATTTATCCCCTTAAATTTTAATATTACTGATATATTTATAATACTAAGTCACCCAGCAATCGGTTTTGGTGGGTCTGGTAGTTTATTATCTCTGACGGCCTTTAGAAATACTTCCTTATG